CCTTTGGGTTTTCTGTTAAAAATGCATCAAGTTCTTCTGATGAAAACATTTTTGATTTACCGTCGACCATGTACATCTTTTTGTTTTTAGTTAAGTTTCCATCTCTTACTATAAAACCTTCTTTCTGAGCATTTTGAGCACCTGCTGCACTTAATATTTTAGTTACTGCAGGAGCACTATTATCTGGTTGACCGTCTAAGTTTTCATCTTTAAAAAGTGTGTATTCTTTTGTGGCTCCATCTTCAGCTCGCCACGGTAATATGGCTTCTCCTGCTCTGCTTCTAAAAGCTACTTCTGAATCAGTTAAATATTCTGGGTTAGGACTTTCCCCTACTTTATACGGTGAGCGGTCAGCAGTAAGTAAAGCTTTTGACAAAGCTCGTTGATCCTTAATATCTGCCATATACATATTCATAGCGAATTGATTTATACCTTGTTGTTTTTGTATATCAATACCTGCAATTTTTTCATCGTAATCTCTTTGACCTTTTTTCTTCGTCAAAGAGTATTGAGAAAGTGCACCAGATAAAGCTGTTGCCCAGCTTTCCCCTTTTTCACCTGATTGTATAAGTGCAGCACCTGCTATTAAAAACGGTAGACCTTCGTCTGGTTTAGATATTAATTCTTTAATATCATCTACATTATAAAAAGATGCTGCTGCGTCTTTGTATATTTGTATTCTATCTTCTGGGTCAACTGTGCTGTTTATGTCAGTCATAGCTGTAAATGTGCCAACAGTATCTTCATCATCAGCACCCCTGCCGATTGCCCCTGCTGTAGATGCCATGATTGCTTTTTTAGTTGGATCATTTTCTGCATCTAAAGCTTCCGCTTCTTCTTCACTTAGATCAACACCCATGTCTTCCATATTTAAAAGAATAGCCCCTTCTGTTAAACCAGCACCTGGAGATAAATCAGGTACAACAGTTTTACGAACTAAATCAGTTACAGTTTTTCCACTGTCTACAAAATTTTCAAGGTCTTGGGTAGTGTTAACTTCAGGAAACCCTAAGTCTGTGCCAATGCCTTGTGGTTTTGGTTGAGGCATGAGACTTTGTTTAAATCCAGGAGAGTATGGTTGAAGAACCATGGCTACTTGATCATTAGGAAGACCTGTTAGTTCTGCTATCTGATCTACAGCTAAACCGCTTTCAGCTAATCTTACTATAGTTTGCTCAGGAGATTCTTCAGGAGAAACCATATTTGTGTTTTGATCAGTTACACGTCCACCAAAAGGGTTATTAGGATTACCTGTTATAGTGGTAGTTCCTGGACCAATAAAAGGGCGGAAAGGGTATTTAGGTTCCATTATTATTTAGTTGCTCCATAAATCGAAGCTAATGCTCCTAAGCCAGACATTAATGGATTACTGGATGTAGATGCAGTTCCTTGTGTTATTTGTGTTCCACCTAAACCTGTAAAACCTGACGCTAAATTACCAAGTTGAGATAAATATTGGAATGGTTGATTGTATGCTCCTACAAAATTTCCGTATCCTAAGTCTAAACCTCTTTGAGTTTGTCCCTGTTGCATACCACCTATACCTAACATTCTATTTATGTCTGTTCCTAACATATTATTTCCTGCTATACCTAAATTAGTGTAGCCTGTGGCACCTTTTCCGTAAGCATCTGCAACACCAGTGCCTGAAGTATATAAATCTCTACCTGCACCACCATAAATATTAGCTAAATTACCGCCTAAAGCACCTATGCCTCCAGCTGTATTACCAAGCAGACCACCTAAATTAGTTCCTAAGCCAGCTATACTTGAACCTAGCCCACCACGTACTTGAGCTAATCTGCCTAAAAGATTGGCTTGACCTGCTTGTCTTCCTTTTTGTGCTTCAAATGCAGCTTGTGCTCGACGTGAAGCATCTTGATACCCAGCTGATCTAATAGCACCTACTTTTTCTGCTGCTCCTCTTGCTGCTGAATCTGCTAGTTCTTGACCGACAAGTCTACTCCGTGAACCGCCAAAAGCTCCACTACCTACAGCTTCTGCTCTTCTAACTACATCTGATTTGCCTAAACCTTCTCGTACATCAGCTAATGTTTGTTCTACAACTTGATCTTCATATGGATTATAAAAACCACTTATTGAATTAGGATCAAAACCTCCAGTAGAAGCATATCCCATTCCTGCTGCAGCCCCTAAATCTTGACCTGCCCCAGTTAAAGCATCTATGCCCATACTAGTGGCATCTCCAGCCATACCTGGAATTTGGCTAAGAAGATTCATTGCTTGTTCTGTGCTCATAGAACCTGCAGCTACAGCTTTTTCGATCATAGAGCGTGTATCTCCTGCAGCACCTTCAACAGTATTTATGCTCTTGTTCATCATGTCTTCAGCTCTATTGAAGTATGGGGTATACGAACCGACTCCTTCTGAAGTTAAACGAAAAGCTTCTTCTTGAGCTGGAGTAAATCCAGCGATACGATCACCTGTGTATGTGAATGGGTTTGCGCCTTCAACCCCATAACCCATAAGTCTATTGATTGCATCTTGATTTAATAAAGGTAATATCCCTGGAATATTTGAACCTTGAACACCAGCAAATAATTCAGCTAATGCTTGTGGGGGAAGATTTTCCGTGTATTGAGTTGATACTGAATCTGCCATTAAGCTCTCCCTATTCCCATTCCTTGTGCTTTGTTTTCGTTTTTGTCCATCATTGCGTAAAGCCTTGATATACCTGCTTCGTGGTCTCCATTACCTAAACCAGAGACTGCTTGTTTAGTCATAACAAATTCTCCATCAGCTAACATTGCATTTACTGTGTCGTCTTCACCTGAACCATTAGGATCTGTTATGTTTCCGCCACCATATCTCATGTCCATAACACCACCTTGATTAAATCGAGGGAAGACTAATTTATTGTATTCTTCTACACTCATATTTGATTTTAAATATTTTCTCATATCCTCTGTAAAACTTGTGTCGGGTGGTGTATCTGTTTTCACTACTTCAAGTATTTTTTTATTCACGTCTCCACCTTCATTAAACTGTGGGAATAATAATTTACTGTACTCTTCATCATTCATAGTTGACCTTAAAAATTCTTCCATTTCTCTAGTCATACCTACGCCACCTTGAGTAATCCCTCCCGTACGAGGGGCACCTGCACCTGGATATTGTGTTGGTAGTTGAGCGTTTCTTAATGGTTGTTGTAAAAATCCACCTGCTCCACCAGAAGGTTTGAGTTGTAAGAATTCTGCATCTTGTCCTTCCATTAGACCTTCTGTAAATGAAGATGGTAAAGAAGCTAAACCTAAACCTGCTACAGCACCTTTACCTAAGAATCCTAAATCTCCATAACCTTTTGCTAATGCGCTTCCTTTACCAAATGTTTCTGCAACTGTAAATGGTTTACCTGTAGCTGGGTTTACAGCACCACTAAGAAGGTTACGACCACCAGCACCAATATCTTGGAAAACTCCCCCTACACCACCTGTTCCTGGAGTTGCTGGGTTAAGACTTCTAAGCATTCCTGTTTTATCAAAAGGATTTAAAGACTTAATTCCTCCACCGCCTTTAACTCCAGCACCTTGTGCCACACTTCCTAATACATAACCTGTTGCTGCACCTTTTACAGCACCTTTTAAAGTTCCTGTTTGTACACCGCCACCTATACCGCCACCAATCGCTGCACCTGCTGGTCCACCCACAGCAAACCCAACTACTTGACCAATAACAGTAGCTTTTTTCTTAATAGATTTACCTAACTTTTTAAACCAACCAAACTCTGGTGCGCCAGTTAGAGGGTTAATTGAATTTTCAAAATGACCTACTTGGTATTGATAAGGGTTAAGTTCGTGACGCTCAAATGCATCAAATAATTGTCGTTTTAATACAGGATCATCTGCTAAAGGTCTTGGTAAGACCATTTCTCCAGGAGTAAGGTGACCAATTGTGTTGTCACCGTAACGACCATGTATGGCTAATTCATAACGAGCATCTGCCAAACCTTCTAAACTTTCTAACCCTGTAGTCTGCATAGTCTTTTCTCTATCTCCTGCTTTGAATTAGTTTAACTAATTTGAACAAAGTTGTATATTGTTTTAAAATCATATGTTTAAGTATAGTATTGTTCTATACCCCATCCATATCGAGTTGGAGTAACTTCTACAGATATATTTCCATTCGTTTTTACATCTACCAGACCTACAGAAGCGTTAGCTTGAAAACCTTGATCATTAGTTGGTGTAGTTATTGTAATCCAATATTCACCAGTAAACACTTCTAATGAATTATTATTCGTGTTCCACACTAAACTTCCAGGATTAAAGTTAGCTCCATTTTTAGTTACGTCATCTATCTGACGAGTATTATCTGTATCAAATTCACCTAAATTTAATTCAAGTACTCTAACTAAACGGTTATATGTTTCTGCGTTAACTACCTCTTCCATTTCTAAAGGTAGTCTTGTAGGCAACAACTTGCTCATCTTCTTCCGTCTGCCCTTACATCTAGTCTAGTAGCTCCTAACCTCCAACCAGTAGAAGTGTTTGCGTCAGTATCATCATCATCCGATTCTACCCTCACCACTGCTTGTCTTGCTCTTGCTCTTACGTGAGACTGTTGTGTAGTACTGTTTATAGGTGTAGTACTGTTGGTTGTCAAACTGTCACCTGGAAAATTACGTGTTTTCAACACTATGTTAACTTTACCCCCTGAAGCATTACTTAAAAATCTAATGTCAGGGATCATTCTATTTATAAAAGCAAACTGTTCTCCATCGCCTATGTCAAAATCACTTGACTCTACAAAAACATTTGTCATAGGAGTACCGTCATCATCAAACCCTGTTTCATGTTCGTATAAAAAACCGTTATCTGTTGCTCTAGGATAAGCTTCTACACCTGAGTCTAACCATGCGTATCTCCTAAGTTGACCGTATGCCCAAGCATTTTCTGCATAGTTATAAGAAACATATCTATCTATTTCATCAGAACTCCCTGAACAATAAAACCAACCTACTTCATCATATTGCGTATTTGTAAATGCATGTGTTTTGTATGCTTGACCAGAATTAAAATCATCAAACACATAACTTAAAACACTACACGGAAGTTTTTTAACAGCTCCTGTGTATACATAAAAATTATCATATCCCATCCAGTACACACCACTCGGTCCAGTCACTGCAGCTTTAGGTGCCATTAAACCTGTGTTTTCATTAATAAGATTTACACCGAAAGTAAATGGTGGTCCAATAAATTGCATACTATATAACGCAGTATCTGTCCAGATTAATATTTCTTGTCTTGATTTAACCGCACCAACTATTTTACTACCAGAAGATAAACGTAATTCTCCTGCAGTATTTGTTGTCCTTGGCTCAAAATCAAGGTCATTTTCTTGATCGCTAAAAGCTATTAACATAGGATCAATCGCTCCTCCTCGTACAGAACCGTCCATACCGTCTGCGCCTAACACAATTAAATGTCTATCTTTTTCTGAAGTAATAACTTGCAGACCAAGAGTTGGAACTTGATTAGCTCCAGTAATCCCAGACAAAAGAACTGCTCTTGTAGTCGTTCCGCTTTGTTCTAACCATCTAAACACTCCACCACCAACTGGATTCATGATTATGTTTTCACCAAAATTATCGTGTGTCCAAAGTCTAAGCTGATTACTAGAGGATATAGCACTAGAAGAGCCAAATGTACCTGCGCCCCAAGTTGATGCACCCCAACCAGTAGATTGTACATAAGTGTCTAGACCTACATTAATTTGATAAGCACCGTCTACACCTGAGCCACCATTATTGATATCATCTGAGTTTGCTGTAACTGTATTTCCGTCTGTATCTTTTGCAACAAACGTGTAAGTATTAACAGTAGGTGTTGTAACTATTTGATATTCTTGATTTAAAACTGTTGCAGTAATTAAGCCACCTAAAGAAACAGCACCAGAAATAGTTACAAAATCATTAACCACAGCTCCGTGGCTTGAGTCTGTTGCTGTTATTGTTGAAGAGCCATCAGTTGCTGCAAAAGTAATACTGTTTGTACTAGTTTTTCTTATTGGGGTAACATCATCAAAATTTGTTCCCTGTTTAACATAGTATTTAAAAGTAGTTCCTACTCCTAGATATTTTGTTCCCTCTACTGAAACCCAAGCATGAAGTGCTCTTGCCTTACCTACATAGGTGGCTAAAGTATCTTTTGCCCAACCTCCAATTTTCTGTACTCTGCCATTTTTAAACCGTATTAGATTTGCGTCAAACCACCCTCCCTCATTGTCGTAATCAGTTCCTTCTCTATTAATTCCAGGTCTAAATATAAATTTGTTTAATGCCATAACTACACCTCATACCAATTTTTCCCTTCAAACAAAAGAGCTTCTGCATCTCTTCTTCTTATTAAGCCTTTTAAGACTTTGCCTCCTGCTTTGTTCCATCTTTTAATTTCTCTAGGAACATCAGTGTATCTTTCTTGATTCAAAACTGTTAAAAGCGTAGAGTTTCTAAGATTTGTTGGTCCAAGATTGTACACCCAACAAGTTAACGCATCAAACTGATTTTGTTCTAAAGGCACGTCCACATAACTGTTAATATACCCTTCATACTCTGGCATTTCTTCTGCTAGTAAATGTTCTGCTTCATCTTTATTTATTTGATCGCCTTCTTTAACTTCTTTGGTGTGTCCGTATCCTATTGTCCATACTCCAACAGAGTCTTGATAAGCTTTTAACTCACATCCTTCAAATTTTTTTAAAAGAGCTAAACCTTCTTCAGATATATTCATCTTAGTCATCTTTGTTTGGTGTATTAGATGCCCCAAAATAAAAGCTAATAATAGCTGAAGCTAGTCCACCCAAATAACCAAGAACAAGATTAATTAAAGCTTCTGAGTTTTGCTCTGGAGGTTGGATAGTTACTAAAAAGATATACCCCATGAATCCCCCTACAACAAATATACCTATAATACGAGCAGTCCAGTCTTTACTAAACCTGCCTCTTGCGTCTTGTATATCGGCTGTTTCTAACTTAAACACATCTACTTCTAGTTCTTTCATTTTGATTTCAAACTCTGTTTCAGCCTTTTTCAATTGAAGCATTTGTTCAGGTGTAGCATTATCTATTGCTTTTTGTATTTCTTTAGGTTCGTTTTTACAACCAAGTACATCTGCAATCATATTTGCAGCCATCCCTCCCATTGGTCCACCTAATGCCTGACCTAGTGTTGGAGCTACTGTACCAACTAAATTTTTAAGTAATGCTTTCATGTTTACCTCGCCATGTGTATATAATTAAAGGGTCTTTTTTCCCCTTCACCTTTATAGGTTCTAGTAAGTTTAACTTAATTCCACAACTTTTTTTAGTATTCTCGCCGATTAATATATCTTCACCAACTTCTTTAGTTGCACTTTCTAATCTTGCTGCAGTGTTTACTGCGTCTCCTATAGCTGTATAATCAAATCGTGATTCACTACCCATGTTCCCTATAACAGCGTAACCAGTGTTTACTCCAACCCCTATAGCTACATCTATGTCTGCTTCTTTTATGTTCTTTTGTATTTCTATCGCTGCAATTACAGCTTTGTTTTCATGGTCTTCTAAATCAAGAGGAGCATTAAAGATAGCCATCATTGCATCCCCAATATACTTATCCACCATTCCTCCATGTTTCTGTACTGCTTGTTGCTGTATAGTCAAAGCTTGGTTCATAATATATGTTACTTCTTCTGGTTCTAGTGTTTCAGACAAGGCAGTAAACCCACGTACATCTGTGAATAAAAAAGTACAGTATCTTTTTTCACCACCGAGTTTTAATAACTCAGGTTGATCCTGTAATCTTTTGACTTGTGCTGGATCAAGATAATGCTCAAATTGTTTTTTAATTTCTTGTCGAAGTTTAAACTGTGTACGGAAATTTAAATAGAAACCTATACTTCCTGTGAGTATTTGAGAAATTAATGTCCAAGTTACGTCAATAAGTATACCTTTACGTATCATATAAAGCCCAGAAAGGACTGTTAGGAGCGATATAAAGGTACTTAGTATAATACCTGAGGTTATGCCCATATTAAGGACTATAAACCATATCAAAGAAACAGTTATCAATAGTGTAATTAGCTCTACAGCTAATGAATAGTCTGGTATTCGTGGACTATTTTCTATCAATATAGATTCGGCAAGTGCTGCCTGTATTTTATGTGGTTCTAATAAACCAACAGGTGTCGCAAGTTGAGGCATAATGCCTTTAGCTGTAAACCCTACAAAAACAAATTTGTTTTCTACATTCATTTCACCTAAATCTGTTTGTGGTGTGTCAACCCAACTCACCCATTTACGACCTAATGAATCAACAGGAACAGAAGGCAAACCTTTTACACGTATTTCTTCTAAACCGTTTTGATTTGTTTTAATTACATAGGTGTCTGCACCAGCTAATATTTTTAATACTTCTGTGCCATATGCTGGAACCCAACCTTCTGGTGTGCGCATTAATAAAGGTAGTCTGCGGACTAAATTATCTATATCAGTTCTAGCCACAGCTAGCCCTTGACTTGCATTTTGTTTTAATATATTTATATTTTCTACAACACCCTGAGAAACTATACCCCCTATATCTTCACCTAAGATAACTGTGCCTGTTGTGGGTGGGTATGAGTCTGTGTTATTTTCATACATAGCTAGTACACTAGGTGCAAAACTTAATGATTCTGTAAATTCAAAATCTCCGCCAAATCTATCTGGTTGCGGAAAAGCAACAACCCAGCCTACACCTATTGCGCCTTTTCTTAATAAGTTGATTTGTATCTGAGCTAAAGTTTGTCGTGATAATGGATAACCGCCCTCAGTAGTTATGTCTTCTTCTGTAATATTTAAAATTGTAAAATAACCTGATGGTTTTTGATCAGTAACTAATGCATCAAAAGTTTTTAACTTTAATATTTCTAATGGTGTGAGCTGTAGAACTAACGGAACGCTAAATAAAACTAATAGAGCTGGTAATAATAAACGTTTCATTAATTGCCTTGATTTATAGTTATCGTGTTAGAAGAACCACCATTAACTTTAATTATGTTTTCTACACCGTTTTGTGTTAATAGTAATGTATACGAACTTGAACCATCTAAGTCTACCCTAAAAGTATCTCCTACGCTTCTTCTAAGGCTAACCAGTTGTCCCGTAATTATTGTCGTTATTTGACTAACTTTGTCCTGTCCTATTTGTGTTCCTGTTATTTTTATTCCAGTAGCGATTTGATTTAATTGATCATCCTCTTCACCTATAGCTAACGCATCAAGTATATTAAGTAGATCTTCTAAAAAATTTACATCTAAATAATTTATATCTAGTTCTGTAAACTCTAGGTCAGCTTCGTTATCTAAAAAGTCTTCTGCTAAAAAGTCTATATCTAAATCGTTAAAATCTAAATAATCTGCTGTTGCGCCTACTTGAGTGCCCTCTTGAATATTATCTTTTTCAATCGGAGGATTCACTATTAACATATTATCTATAAACTCTAAACTAATGTCTAACGTTACAGGTTTAGAAGGGGCTTGGTTATAGGTCATTGCTGTGGTTGCTTGATAAGGTTGATTCAATATAACTTGACCCATAGCGGTGGCTACAATTATTTCTCCACTAGATTTTCCGTACTCGTCGGGCAATAAAATAACTAAAGAAGAACCAGTTTCTGGTGTAGTTGTGATTGTAAAATCTGTTCCTCTAACAAACACATCAGCACTAGGAGTACTGATTTTTATATTCTTTTTATTATTAAATTTTCCTGTTACAAATCTTGCAGTACCACTAGCAAACCTAAGAGCCATCTCAGATTTTTTAGGGTTAGGATCATATATGTATGTGTCTATAACTAATTTGCTGTGGTCCATAACACGAACAATTGTGTCATCAGCGAAAGTTATAGCAACTCGACCAGTTTCTGTTTTAACATTATCTAGTTGCTGTATAGGAAATGCTAGCTCAGCACCATACGGTTTGTCTCTAACTACTTGAGCGTTGCCTTTTAGCTCACTGATATTTCCTATATCAACAGCTTGTGCCTGTGCCTTGGTCGTTTTGAATGACGCAGACAGTAGAAGTGCTAGTACCAGAACTAAGTATTTTAAGCCAGTCATTATCTAAAGTTGATGATTGTGTAACATTAAATGTTCTATTAGCTCCGTCATGATCTAGGTAAAAGTAATTACCCGCATAACCAGTAGCTGTGTGTGTTAAAGCATTATCTGATCCGTCTATGTTTACATAGTTTGTAGCAGCATCTACATTGATTGAAGATGTAATTGTATTACTAGAACCATTAATAATCCAATCAAGGTCCAAGGTACTTGCTAAAGCAGAAGTGGCTTGATTTAACGTAAATGTATTACTATTTCCAGTTACATCTACATTTACATTAGAACTATCTGCACCATACGTGTTAGTTTTATCGGTGTTCATATTAAAAGTATTACTGTTGCCATCAAACTCAAAAAACCCTGTGTATGTGTCTGAAACAATATCCCCTAGAAATTTGTTTGTATCACCAATTTGATTTATATCCAGCGTAAGTCCTGTTCCAACTAAATTTAAATCAGTCATAGAACCTGCTGCTGCAAGTGCTCCTCCAATAATATTACCAGAACCTAATTGTTCTAAATCTATATTAGAATTAGATGCTCCTGAACTTTGATCAATGAATATTTCATTGTCTGCTGCATATATAGGTACACAGAACATAAGTATAAATAGATATTTTTTCATTGTATTAACCTCCAATAATCTTTATCTAAACCTTCTTTAATTGTTTCTAACACTGCCGTTTCTATAGCTATTTGTAAAGCTACGCTCATTGGCTCGTTTCTAACACTTCCCCCTTCTATCTCAATAAGTTCTGTTCCTTGGCTTATAAACCTAAACACATCACTATCTAACGATGCTGATAAAACAGTCTTAGTTACTAAAACTTCTGTGAGAACTCTGCCTGTACTTACAGACACTGTTCTTAAACTAATAGTGATTATATCTTCTCTGTACTGTTTAGAAAAGCCTATTCCTAAATTTCTTGCTCCTGCTCCACCAGAGCTTATGTTAGCTTGATAAGATAATACTCCGCCTGTCATAATCATATCACCAAATTTCAAAGGTAGAAGTTTTTGATCTTCGTCAAATGTTTCTCTCGTTGAACGTATTAATTGTCTTTCTTTTGTAACAGATTCTAAGGACACTCTTTCTACAACTTCAAAAAACCCTGAGTGTTTTAAAGCTCGTATAAGATATGCATGTGGAGCTTGTGTGATTGCTGTAGCAAAAGTTGCATATTTAGCGTTTGATCTACGTTGTCCTGTTTGGTCTTTGAAATCATTAGCGTAAACAGAAATGACTGGTTTCCTAGAAGGTTTTTCTACATCAGCTAATTCTGTGTATAACTTTTCTATTGAAGCTGGTTGTATGTACTTAACTGGCGGTAAATTATTTTCTAGGGGATCAATCATCAAAGCACAACTAGAAAGTAAAACCACCAATAGGAACAATAACTTCTGTTGTATTGCCGTCTTCATCAGTGATTGTAACTCTAACCTCCTCCTCCGTAATCTCATAATCTATTGTGTTTCCATCAAGTTCCATAGATCCACTTTTATTAGTATCTTCTCCAAATAATGCAGACTCTACTTGTCTAGCGATGTTTGCATAAATTCTTGAAGTAAGGTTCCGCATAAATCTAGCTTCTACGGTGTTGTTTTCTTCCCTTTCTATTTCATCCTTAAGAGCTTGTATTTCTTCTTCTATAGCTTGTTTACGATTTGCTTCTTGATTTTCTATAGTTAGATAATGGCTAGATGTTCCTTCTCCATTAAAAGAAGGGCTTTTAAATTGATGTACCATTTCATCACTTTGGAGTTGTTGTACAATCACAACCATCAATACTATTGTTATTCCTAGAATCGAAAAAAGACTGTCGTGCCTGTTCATTAATCTTTACGTTGGTCGTCTCTATCTGCTTTAGCGATTTTATCTATATCTATAAGATTAGGAACTCCTAAGATTGTTTTAATCATAGTGTCTTGTCTAATGATTTCATTATCAAGTGATCTGATCCTATCTATCAATGCCACCAGTATTCCATGTTGAGAGTCTAGCTTGCCTCCTAACCTTTCTTCCATTGCTGTTATCTGCACTGCAAGTTTCTCGTCTAGCACATCTAACTTTGTTTCCATGCCGTCAATGATTCTATTGATAAGTTTCCATATAAAGAAACCTAAACCTAGTGCTGCAGCAATTGGGAAACCAACCTCATTGATAAAGGTAACAGCTTGCTCCACTAAAGATACCTAGTTGCTAATAAACAAGTTATGACTACTGGGTACACACCCCACAATAAAGCTTCTAATCTTTTAAATTTACTTGAACCTTCATCAAGACGTTTTTCAATAAAATCAAACCTAAGAGCGCATTCTCTTTCAAATGCTGATGAAGAATTATTTTCATTAGAAATTTTCATTTCTTCTTTTTAGGTCTTCCTCTTTTACCAGATTTTTTAACTTCAACTGTCGTATATGCTTCATTAACGTCAGGAGTAGATTTATCGTCAGCAACAAATTGTCCTTCTTCTGTTCTAGCTCTAACAGTTTTTTCTTCAACACCTCTGACTTTTTGCCAGAACTTTTTTATAGTATCGTGATAAGATTTAGGTAGCCAACTCATTATTTCTCTCCTATTTTCTTAGTGATTGATTCTACTTGGGCTTCTTCTTGTTGAGAAGCTTCTGCCATTTCTTTAATCTGTTCTAGTGTTTGTTTGCGTAAACCAGCTATACCTTCTATTTCAGCACCTTTCCAAGCACCTCTTTCTGTTGCTACGTCTAATATTTGTAGCATATTTATAAAGTATTGTTGTTCCATATTTTTATCCTAATGTTTTAGTTACTGAACTAGGTGATATTTTTTCTGCTATTCTAGCATCTAAATTTGCTTTAAGAGTTGCAACTTTACCAGATTCGTCTGAATTCAAAGCAGCCTCTACCCAACCTTGTACTTTAGCAGCGTCAAGACTTGACCAGTTTGTAAAACTAGATAAATCAGATACATTTAAACCTTGGCTTCCGTAAACTGTAGAAGTCAAGTTGTTGCCATCTGAATCTTTGTTTGTGTCATCAGTTGCTGTGAGTCTCCAATGC